GTAGAAGGTACAAATGCTGGTGATACAGCGATCACAATGGATGAACAGCTCATGTCTATGAAAAATGCATTTAAATATAAAATAAATGCATCTGCGGCAACAACAGTAACTTACGGCATGGATGTAAAGAACTGGTCTAAATGGGATGGAGTATCAGAAATCACAGCAGCAAAAGGCAGTCATGTGACAATTGTTGAGTGTGATCGTAACTATAAAGCAGTAAGATCAGGGGATGTAGTGTCCGCTGCGAAAGAATAGTGAGGTGCTGATATGGCTTATGAGGTAGTAAAAGCATTTCATGATCTACAGGATTATAAAGATATTAAAGGCGGCAAAGTGTATCATCACTATGACGTTGGGGATACATATCCAAGACAGGGATTAGATCCAGTGCCAAATAAAACTAGAATCGAGGAACTTCTTAGCAGCGGAAACGCTCAGGGAGTTCCTTTAATCGCGGAAGTAAAGGAGAAAGCGAATGCTGGAAAAGCTTAAGATAATGCTTTGTTTTGAGGATTCCACACAGGACGAAAAACTGATGCTGATCTTAGATTCTGTAGAATCGAGGCTTCGATTGCTTCTTGGCGGCGCAGATCCACCAGATGAGATGGAACACATCATTATCGAAGTAGCGATCATTCGTTTTAATCGCATTGGATCCGAAGGACTGGCAAGTCATAATGTTGAAGGAGAAACACAGTCATATGCGTCCGCAAATGATTTTGCTCCGTTTATGGATGAGATTCGGGCATATTTAGAAACGCAAAAAGATGCAAAACGAGGAAAGTTGAGGTTTCTATGAGATATGATACGACGGTTTATTTCCAGAAACTGACGCAAGGAGAGTATGATCCGGAAACAGGAGATTATAAAGAAGATTCTATACGTGAAGATGCTAAGCAGGCAACAGTCATGGATACATCAACGCAAATGATGCAGCTTATCTATGGAACAATCAAACAGGGAAGTTTGACGGTTCAGCTACAGAATCATTATGATCATCCGTTTAATCAGGTTAGAATTGGAAACAAAATCTATAAAGTTGATCACTCAAGGAAACTTAGGACCAAGCAAACATTTATTGTATCGGAGGTGCAGTGATGAGTGGTATCAAGGTAAATGGGTTAGATCAGTTAAATGCAAAGCTCAGAAAAAACATGGATCTTAACGTAGTAAAGACAGTAGTCAAAAAGAACGGGGCTGATCTGCAGAAAAAAGCACAGAGATATACTCCTGTAGATACTGGGGCATTAAAGAGAAGCATTGGCCTTAATATCAAAGATGGCGGTTTAACTGCGGTTGTAGCGCCGACAACAGAATATGCAGAATATGTTGAATATGGAACACGTTTTATGGAATCGCAACCGTATGTGCGCCCGGCGCTAGGTGAGCAGAAGCAGATTTTTAAAAAGGATTTAGAAAAGGTAATGAAATAATATGGATCCACAGCAGGAACTATTTACTGCGCTGCTGTTAAAATTAAAAGAAAAATATGAGGATACGGGAATTGGTGTGTATGATACATTCTTACCGCCAGATGGAACCCCGTATCCTTTTATTTATCTTGCTGACAGCACACAGGATGATCAGGCAAATAAAACAACAGTCTTTGGTGCAGTTAGTCAGGTAATCCATGTCTGGCATAACAATCCAAGACAGAGAGGAACACTATCGAAGATATTGCTAGAAATCAAAGATATCTGCTACAAGATCGGAGAAACAAAGAATTTTGGTTGGGGTCTTGTAAGAGTGAATCAAAGAGTCCTCTCAGACGCAACAACAAAAGAACCCCTAATGCATGGGGTTTTAGAATTAGAATTTACATTTAATTAGGAGGTAGCAATGTTAGATTTACAGCTTTTTGGAAATGAAGCGGTACAAGGTAAAAAGATTGTTTATCTGTACCGAATTTTATCAGAAGCACCAACACAGAGTGGTACAGCATTGGCATTCACAACAGAGAATGGCCGTACTAAGTCGAAAGATGCTGATTCTACTGCGACAAAGGATGGTTCTATCAGAACACCTGGTGCTGCAGAAGTGGAAATCACAGCGACATCGATTTTGAAGAAAGGCGATGAGCTAATTAATAAATTAGAGAAGGCACTGGATGACGACGCGTTGATCGAAATCTGGGAAGCAAATTTAGCAGAGCCAGCGGAAGCAGGAAATAACAAGTTCAAAGGAACGTATTTTCAGGGATATTTAACAGAGATTGAATACACAGCTAATGCAGATGAGTTTGTAGAAGTTTCCTTAACGTTTGGTATTAACGGAACAGGTGCAGACGGAGACGTAACTGTAACAACACAGCAGCAGGAACAGGCATATGCATTCGTAGACACACCAAAAACAGGAGCTTAGGAGGATATAACATGTACGAATTACAGATTAATCAGTCAACTTACGAGTTTAATTTTGGCATGGGATTTATGAGAGCGCTAAATAAAACTCTCTCTGTTCCAGTAGAAGACATTAAAGGGAAAACAAAAGAGATTGGAATGCGATATAAGATTGCAGAAGTGATCGAGGGAGATATTGAAGCATTAGAGGATGTTCTTTTGATTGCTAATAAAGGATTTTCACCTAGATTGGAAAAGAAAGAATTAGATAAGTTTATTGAAGATGAAACAACAGATCTTGATGAACTGTTTAAGTCAGTATTGGGTTTCTTAGAGAGTGCAAATGTTACCAAGAAAACGACACAGGAGATTCAAGATGCGATCAAGGAACAGAAACAGGAGAAATAAAAGATTTCGAAGAACAGTACCGG